ACAGGAATTAACATTAAGGCCTTACATAACGTCATCTTTGCATCTCCTAGCAAGAGTAGAATACGCAATTTACAAAGTATTGGTAGGGTTCTAAGGAAATCTAAGGACAAAACCCATGCAATGTTATATGACATAGCAGATGATATCACATTTAATTCCAAAAAGAATTATACTCTGAATCATCTTATCGAAAGAATTAAAATATATAAAGAAGAGGATTTTAATTATGAACTATCCCATATCAAACTAAAATAATGGAAGAAGATTTCTACGCATCAGTTAAATTAGTATCAGGGGAGGAAATTTTCGGGGAGGTTATGCCTTCTGAGGAAAATGGTCGCACGGTTTTAATTATTAGTGATCCTGTAGAGATTGAAACAGTTAGTATGAACGGATCTCATGAAGGACTTCGTATGATGCCATGGTTGAGAAGTATGCCAGCAGAGGGTATAATCATCATACCTATGGATAAGGTCATAACTGTAGTCGAGGCAAGGGAAGACTCCGAGGTCGTCGCCTATTATCAGAGATTTGTAATGACAAACCTTCAAGGAGGTTCATCTGAAAAGATTAAAGTAACAAAGAAAATGGGATATGTAATTTCAGTCGAGAAGGCCCGAGAGCATCTTGAGAAGCTATTTAAGAAAAGCTCTGAGTAAAGCTAAGCAGCTAAATTTCCCTTGCGCTCTGACAGAGCTATTGTACATCTAATTTATAGACTTGTCAAGCGTCTAGTTTTATGGTATACTTAAACTAACAAAAGAGGTAATATAAATGCCCGCAAAAGGTAAAACTCGAAAGAGATCTGAACATTATGTAAACAACAAAGAATTCCTATACGCCATCGTACAGTATAAGGCTGACGTAAAAGAGGCGGAAGAGAAGGGAGACCCTAAACCTAGAATTACAAACTATCTTGGTGAGTGTTTTGTAAAGATCGCAACTCACTTGTCATACAAACCAAACTTCGTAAACTATATGTTTAGGGAGGACATGATATCCGATGGCATCGAGAACTGCGTTCAGTATATACATAACTTCAATCCAGAGAAATCTACGAATCCTTTTGCTTACTTCACTCAAATCATACACTATGCTTTCCTCAGACGTATACAGAAAGAGAAAAAACAAATGGAGATCCGTGAAAAGATCATTGAGAAGTCGGGGTATGATGAGGTTATGCATGTTGATGACGATGGCGGCTATTCTAGCGATTACAATTCAATAAAAGAAGCAGTACAAACAAAAATGAATCAATGAAGTTAACACAAGAAATGATTGATAAGATCCAAGAGTTGATGAATCACACTAAGAAAGATGGATCTGAAAATTGGGTTGACGGTGACGAAATTAAAATTAGTTTAGCAGGGACATTTGCTGCTGATAAATTTATTGTCATTGGAAATGAATCCAAAAAACCTTGGGTGCCTGCTGCACCACATCCTAGATTTGATTACGAAAAAGGAGAATTTATAAAAGATGAAGATAGCGATAATAACTGATACTCACTTCGGAGGTAGAAGGGGTAATAAGGTATTTCACGACTTCTTTCAAAAATTTTACGACAATATATTCTTTCCAGAACTAGAGAAGAGAGGTATCAAAGAGTGTATCCATATGGGAGATGCCTTTGATAACAGAAAGAATATTGATTATTGGTCACTTGATTGGGCAAAGGAACATGTCTATGATAAGTTCAAAAATTTGGGCGTGAAAGTTTGGCAACTTGTAGGTAATCATGATGTTTACTATAAGAACACTAATGAAATAAACTCTATTGATTTACTTTTAGAACATTACGATAACATAGTTCCCATATCTTCTCCAGACACATATGATATTGGTGGATTCAAAGCAATGATGTTGCCTTGGATATGTGATGACAACTATCAGGAAACTCTTGCAGCGATAGAAAAGTCTGATGCTAAGATTGCCTTTGGACATCTTGAACTTACTGGATTTGAATTGTATCCAGGCATGGTTCAACAAGGAGGAATTGATACAGGAATCATAGAAAAGTTTGACACAGTATTCTCAGGACACTATCACACCAGAAGCAATGATGGACATACATTCTACCTAGGCAATCCTTATGAAATGTATTGGAATGATTGTGGTGATAAGAGAGGTTTTAGTATTCTGGACACAGAGACAGGTGAAATTGAGTTTATAGAAAATACATATCATATATTTGAAAAGATATACTACAATGATACACCAGCAGAGTTATTCAAAGCACATCTCTATAAGGATAAGATCGTAAAACTTTTTGTTAGATCTAGATCAAGTCAGTTACAGTATGACAAATTCCTTGATAAACTTATGAAGGCTGGGATCATAGACCTAAAGGTAGTTGAGAACACAGAAATCAATGATAAGGAAGTAGATTTAGACAGCGAAAAGATTGAAGATACATTAACTCTCCTTAATAAATATATCGAGGACTCTGATTTTGAGTTGAAAAAAGAGAGAGTCAAAACACTTCTAAAGGAAGTTTACCTAGAAGCTTGTGAAGCGGAGTAATGTACATCTTATCACTCTTAGGAAAAGAAGGAGAAGGCGCTTATGCTGTCACTAATGATGACGGCCATAAGGCTTTGTATCTTTTTGAACAAGAAGATGATGCTACAAGATACGCAGGCTTGTTAGAAGCAAACGAAGCAATTCCCTTGACAGTTGTAGAAATAGATGATACACTGGCTGTTGAGACATGTCAAAAACACAAATACAAATATGTTATTATCTCACCTGATGATATAGTGATTCCACCAAAAGATTATGATAATATTCAAGACAATACGGTGGCGTAATTTCTTATCAACTGGTAATCAGTTTATAATTGTAAGTTTTCAAAAATCCCCTACAAATTTGATAGTTGGTGCAAATGGTGCTGGTAAATCCACCATTTTAGATGCACTGACTTTTGTTTTATATAATAAACCATTCAGAAAAATTAAAAAAGCACAGTTAGTTAATACTGTAAATGAAAAAGAATGTGAAGTTCAGATAGAATTTGAAATACAAGGTAAAATCTATACGATTGTAAGAGGTATGAAACCTACCTTGTTCCAAATTTACATAGACGGTAAATTGCAAGACCAATTTGCCAATCAAAACGATCAACAGGCATACCTAGAAGACAATATTCTAAAATTAAACTACAAATCTTTCACTCAAACTACCATTTTGGGATCGGCAACGTTTGTTCCGTTCATGCAACTTGGTAATTCAGATCGTAGAGCAATCGTAGAAGACGTTTTAGACATCAAAATTTTCTCTGGCATGGCAAAAATCCTTAGAGAAAGGATGAGTAAAGCATCATCAGAGATAAAAGAACTCACTATCAAGAAAGAAATGATAGAAGAGAAGATTGAGATGCAAAAAAACTTTATTGCTGACCTTGATAAGAGTGGAAAGAAGAGAATTAAAGACACAAAAGACAAAATTGCTGTCATGTTTGAGGATACTTCTGGTCTCATGGGAGAAAATACCAAATATGACAATTTAATTAAGACAAAGTATCAACCAGAGTTAGAAAACTTATCATCTGCTCGTGCTTCTCTTAAGAAAATGAACACAATTAAAGCAAAATTGGAACAACGGATACAAAATATAACATCCGAACATAAATTTTTTAAGGAAAACGTATCATGCCCTACATGTGAGCAGAAAATAGAGGAAGAGTTTCGCTTAAATAAAATCGAAGACATAGAAGGTAAGGTCAAAGAGATTAATTCTGCTTACAAAGACCTTACCAAGTCTATAAATGAGGAACAAAAACGAGATTCTAAGTTTTTGGAAATCACTAATCAGATCACTCAACTAACGAATGACATTTCAACAAACAATTTTAAAATTTCTCAGTATCAACGACAGATCAGAGATTATGAATCAGAAATTCAAGAGATTACCGAGCAAATTGCAAACAGAAATACTGAAAGAGCCACTCTTAAGTCACTCAAAGGCGATCTGACAACAGTAGAAAAAGATAAAGCATCACACACTGAGAATATATCGTATCTGGACTTTGCAAACTCCATGATGAAGGACTCTGGAGTCAAGGCAAAGATCATAAGAAGGTATTTGCCTGTGATGAATCAGAAGATAAATCATTATCTTCAAATGATGGACTTCTATATCAACTTTACTTTGGATGAACAGTTCAATGAGAAGATCAAGTCGCCTATACATGAGAAATTCAGTTATGAATCATTCTCTGAGGGTGAGAAAATGCGAATTGATCTTGCTATTCTGTTTACTTGGAGAGATATTGCTAAGATGAAGAACTCATCTAGCACAAACATCCTAATCCTTGACGAAATATTTGACAGTTCACTTGACAGTAACGGCACTGATGAGTTTACAAAGATTATCAAGTATGTCATTAAGGATGCTTATGTGTTTATGATATCTCATAAGGTAGATGAACTTACTGATAGGTTAGATAATTTAATTACCTTTGAAAAAATGAACGGATTCTCAAAAGTTAGATACTCTACATAGTAATATAATGTTCGGTATACCGTATGCAGTTGCTAGAAGGATGCCATTCACTAAAACTAGAGTGTGCCTTGAGGAATCTTGGTTTTATTGACATGGAGTGGAGAACAGTTGCCCATGCAGGGATTTTCTTTGTGCAACCTGTAGGTATGCCTGATGATCCCGAAGGAGATTTGTTTGGATTTACGATAACATACGATAGTAAAGTCATAAAATTACAGAATACAGCGAAGAAAGCTTTGGATACAGCCATAAGATGGTCAGGGTAGACAGTTGACAAGCTGGCACACTGTTGGTTGAAATTGACACAGAATCGATTATCATGTGTACATAGACAAGAAAACAAATGCTTACACAGGTTAATTACGAAGTCAAAGGTCAACTCGCAAAACTACTTGCAACAGAAGATCTTATCATAGAGAACCGTAAGGTCTCCACAGCGTCCTTCGATACTGACCGTAGAGTTCTTACCCTACCAATGTGGGAGAAGGCTTCTGGGATCGTATATGACCTATTGGTAGGACATGAGGTTGGTCACGCATTATATACACCCGCTGACAACTGGACATATGAGTATCCAGATGTTCCACACTCCTACGTCAACGTATTGGAAGATGTGAGAATCGAGAAGTTGATGAAACAGAGATATCCTGGCTTAAGTAAAACATTTTACGGTGGATACTCACAACTTGCTGAACAAGACTTCTTTGAATTAAGTGAACATGATCTCGAAGAGATGGGTTTGGCAGACAGAATCAATATTCACTACAAGATCGGTTCTTTTGAAAGTGTAACCTTTGATGAAGAAGAAAAATACTTTGTAGACAAGGCATTCAAAACTGAAACTTTCAAAGATGTTCTTGAATTGTCTCAGGAATTGTACAACTACATCAAAAAGAAACAAGAGGAAGAAGAACAACTTACTAAACTTGATGATCTAGAGTTTTCGATGGGTGAAAAGACATCTGGTTCTGGAATGGGATTGCCTTTCCAACCATCTGATGAGAAAACTGATTCAGAAATGGAAGGAGATGTTGATGGTGGAGAAGAATCTGATTCAGAAACTAGTAAAGATGGATCGCCTGATCCCACAGAAATGACAGACAAAGAAATTCTTGATGAATTGGAAAGACCATCTGATCCTATGGGTGGTGTTCATGGAGGAGTTTCAGAGGCAGTAACAGACAAGACCTTCCAAGATAATCTAGAAAATCTAAACAAACAAGAAACAAATTCATTCTATGTTCCTGAGTATGTTGAATTACCTACTCTAAACTTGGATACAATAGTTGCCAAAAATTCTGATGTTCATGCTTATTTGGATGAGTATTGGGTAAGATCTCAAAAGAACTATGATCAAAACTCAGAGAGAAAGCTAGACATTTTTGAGAAAGTTGACAATGATTACAGACTCTTCCGTAGATCTGCTCAGAAAGAAGTCAACTATCTTGTAAAAGAGTTCGAGTGTCGTAAGTCTGCTGATGCATATGCCCGTGCTACTGTGGCAAAGACAGGTGTTCTTGATTGTACTAAGTTACATACTTACAAATTCAATGAAGATCTATTCAAAAAGATTACAGTTCTACCAGATGGTAAGAATCATGGATTGATATTTGTACTTGATTGGTCTGGTTCTATGAGCACAGTTCTTATGGACACAATCAAACAGTTATTCAACTTGATTTGGTTTTGTAAGAAAGTTCAAATTCCTTTTCAAGTATTTGCTTTCACTAATGAGTGGAATCATTACAAAGAATGGGATGATGATTATACTTGGAGAGGTAGAGCAGACATTCCAAATCATCATGAAGAAAAAGATCACATGATAAGAGTTGAGTCTCAGTTTTCTATGGTAGAGTTTCTTACAAGTGATTGCAAGAAGTCTGATCTAGAAAAACAAATGCTCAATATCTGGAGACTAACCACACCATTGACACAACATTTCAGATGGGATAACACCATATTTTATCAATGCCCTAGAAAATTATCTTTATCAGGAACTCCACTCAACGAAGCTCTTGTATCATTGAACCAACTAATTCCTCAGTTCAAAAAAGCTACAGGAGTTCAGAAAGTACAATGTGTAACTCTTACAGACGGAGAAGCACACCCACTTTCATATAGTTACAAATTTGAATTCAAAGATAATCCTGAGAGAAACTACATGGGCCATAGATCAACTATGAATGGTTCAGTTTTTATCAGAGACAAAGCTAATGGTAAGACATACTATTGCAATTCTCACTCACATGAATTGACATCAGCACTTCTTAATCAACTCAGAGGTAGATTTCCAGATGTTAATTTCATAGGTATCCGAGTCATGGATGGTAGAGACGCCAACTCATTTATCAGAAGATATATGGATTGGGATTTCGATAAGGTACAACACATCCAAGCTTCTTGGAAGAAAGACAAGTCTATCAAACTTACTGATGTTGGATACCATGCCTACTTCGGACTATCATCACATGCTCTTGGTAATGATACTGAGTTTACTGTGAAGGAAGATGCAACTAAATCTCAGATCAAATCTGCTTTCAAAAAATCTCTTAATGGTAAGAAGATGAATAAGAAAGTATTGAGCCAGTTTATGGAATTTATCGCATAGACCAATTATATTAGTGTCACAACATGTATGGTATTGTGGCACTTCTATGATTATAATGAATACATACTACAGAATGAACAATGCCTTTTGAAGCTAAAGTGAACCCCGAATCTCTAATCAATTCTCTAAGAGATCTATACGGTAACAAGATTACC